CTTTGGCGTTATAAGGATCAAAACCAACAGCACGAACATCATACTGACATCTTAAAATAAATTCATCAAGATCATCATAAACTTCCATCATATCCAGAACCGTTCCATCAAGAATATGAAGACTACCCTCATCAATAAATGTTTCATACTTCATTCTTGCGGCACCAGGAAGTCTCATTAATGTAAGAGAAGAAATATAACTTCTTGTTTTAATACCGAATTCTCCGTTATTAAGAGGAAACCAAAAAGTAAATGCACAAAAGTCGTCACCTTGAGATAAGTCAATACCCATAGAACAAGGCATAGCATCGAATTCACGTCGAGTGTGTGGAAGTGTATCTTCATACGTAAAGAAATAAGTGTAACCTTCCATTGGAATTCCAAATCGCTTGGCTAGAATATCGTTTCTTGCCGATGGTGCTTTCTCTGCTCTTTCAACATCTAAATGATAAGTTTCATAAGAAACAGTTAGACCAAGATTTGGTTGTGCTTTTATCCACTTGGATGGGTCAGCAACTTCTGAAATATCATCCAGTTTATAATGCCAAATAGAAACGTGTGGTGCCTGATAATCTCCACGAAGTATTGAAGCAAGCTCCATCTTAATTGTGTCTCCAGAAGCATTACGAATCGTTCCTTCAGAACTAATAGCAACGATCAAATAATCATCTAGTTTCGAAGCACCTTGTTCAACAGCGCCAACAATATCCTCTCTAACATCACCAGAAAGCCACTCATCAATAGTAGACACCTTCGGTCGAAGACCTTGAAGTTTAGTAATCGCCATTGGACGAACTTCTAACAAAGATCCAGTAAGGAAATTTTCAATACCCTTTTTAGTAGAGGCTAATTTAACTCGATTAGCTTTAGATCCTGTTGTGTTATTAATAGATCCATCAGTAAGAAATTTAAAAAGAGGGCCACGAGATCTAGTAATAGCCGTTCGAAATGGCGACATTACTTCTTCTGCTTGCTTCATAGTCGGAGCAGTAGTGATTTGATGTGTTGTTGTTGTATCTACATTCAAGAAAAATGCTTGTAGACATTGAGCATACATAGACTTAGCAGCGCCTCTAGCCACAATGAGATATTGTTTCGTTACTAAACGCTTCTTAATAACTTTCCTAACATAACCACCAGGATGACCATCTTTGGGGGGTTGATATATACTTCTTTCAACGAAGTAATACCAACAAAAGATTTGTTCTGCCCAAAGTTTAAATGTGTCTAATAAATAAAGATCTCCACCATCAGTTAATGTAAGTTCCCATTCACAATATTTTATAAAACCTTCTACTGCTGATTGATCGTAATAGAAATTTGGATTAGATATTAACCAATCTATACGATTCATCTCCATAGAGATTTCACGATTAACAAGAATTTCTCCACGAAGAACTTTATCTTTAAACTCACCATAGTATATTGGGGTGGCGGTATTTGATAAAGTCATTAACCGCCTCCTTATGGTTAAGCAACAACCTTACCAACTAGATTTACTGATTTTTGAAGAACCTCTTTCCTTGTTAAAAATGCACCAAGTGCTTGTCCAGTTGGTGTTTTAGAAATTGTAAGAATTGCACTTGCTGTTCCTACAACAGCGATAAGTCCTTTAGCAACCCCATGTCCTTTTTTAACAGCACTAGGATTCATACGTTTGACAGATTGTTCCATATTCATGCGGTTAACGAGGGCTTGGAGATCTTTATCGCTAAGATTCTTTATACCGGCTTTTTTGTTAGTGGTGTGTCTCTGAAAATCTTCAGAACCTGGGGAACGAGGCTTACGACGAACGCCCCACTTCATACCCTTTACACCGAAATGTTCAATAACATTTTCATCAATATCTAATTTAACGATGTGTCCGTTTTCATCATATGAAACAATTACTTTGATAGATTCATTTTGGTGCTTTACATCAACAGAAAATACTTCCCAACCCTTACCAGTATCAGTAATACTATATTTTTTCGTACCAGAAGCATTCGTACCGAACTCATCAGCGGCTTTTTGTAAATTATCTAAGAAGTTTTCTTGAGCTTCTTTATAATATTTCTGACGAAGTGGAGAATCTCTACGAAAATCTTGACCTTTATAAGCTGGTTTGTTATTAATATGAACTAAATCAGCATTAGATAGCTCGGCTGCTCTATTATGTAATTTTATAGTAGTTTGAAGCGTAGATACATTTTTTTCAAACTGTTTATCCAGTTTTCCTATTTTTTTAGTTTTAGCCCGTTCCCCTTCGTGACCCTTATCGTTTCTAACACCCCATTTCATACCTTTTACACCGAAATGTTCAATAACTTTTTCGGGATCTATGTCAACTACTATGTCGGTGCTGTCCATAGGTCTCCCTCTCTCATAATATTTAAACGCCATTCATACTCTAGAATTTGTTTATTCATTGCTTCAATCAAGAAAGACGTGGTTGGTGGATCAAATAACATTCGAACTCGAAGCCAAACATATGTCTTAACCGTATTCAATTGTTGCATCGGTATAGGAAGTTCTTCCCAAAGAGTCGTGTTATCTTCAATCATGAAGCCCTCAATAGGACCAACACCCAACTGGGTTACAACACTAAAAGCCGCATTTATGTGTGTAAGAACATCAAGATCAAACGCGGTATATTCGGCAGAGAGCCCAAGGATTTTCTTGGTACTGGTTAAAATACTAGACTCCATTTAAACACCTCCTTTATGACTTTTGCGCAGTTAGAATATTCGTTGTCGTCATGAGTTTCTCTCTAACCCTGTGGGGTTGGTTTGTTCAACGAACGCATATATTCTGCAAACTTCTTATACGCTTCTGCACTCTGAGGACCGTATACACCATCGGCTGTAATCTTAAGAGCTCTTTGCATAGTTTTTATACCATCAATAGTTTTCGGACCAGCCCAACCATCGACAGTCGAAGAATACCACTGCCAGAATTTCATGATCTGCTGAAGAGTAGCGACTTCTTTTCCAGACATATAAGGCTTTGCCAAACGAATTGTCGGCTTCGCCACAACGACTGGATGTGGAACTGGAGTAGGAGGCTCCGGTGGATGTTGATCTCCCCAATCCTTAAGCGGATGCATTGTAGACGCAACATAACGACGCCTCGGCTGAGGCAACTCAATCGGTTGTAGATGCCATGGTTCACCGTTAATGTTCCCAAAGTGAAGCAGTCCAAACCTTGCAGCATTAGCGTCCATGAATTTCATGTCACCAACCATATCAACAGCAAGACAATGTCCTAAAGGTGTTGTTGACTCGTGATAACTTCTACCTGGAGGAGCGGCTGGAGCAGCGCCAGCATCTTTTTCCCAATATTCAACTCGAGTACCAACGGGTACACGATATCTACCAGCTTCTGTTGCATTAACTAACGTATATGGCCAATATGTATCACCACTAAGATTAGTATCATCTTCTGGATGAAAACGACTTAAGAATAATTTGCGTTGACCATCGGTTGAACGCCACCCGCCGCCAGGACCAATTGGATGTCCACTATCAATAACAAAATCCATAAGATCTTTGATTCGTTCTGCAAACTCAGGATCAAATCGTCCCCACGTGGGCCATGCAAATAAACCCGCTTCGTCCCGTTGTGCTCCAGAATAACCTGTCATATACATTCGAACCATCGTGTTCTCCATTCTATTACCAAAGACGAGTGTCTCCAGGTTTTCTTTCTACAAGTGGTTGGACTAATAAGGATCTATCACCATAATGAATTGCGTTGTGAGTCGTTTGTGTCGTTGTAATCAAGTATTCTGGATCTAAAATCCACTCAGCATGACTAACAATATCATCTATAGAAACAGGATTCATATGATGAACTAATATTTCAGTATGAATTTCATAACCAGGAAAACCCAAATCACAACCATTGTCTCGAAGAATAACATGATCTCTAACATTTCGCCATTCAAACGACTTGTAAAAAGATTGATTAACATATCTATCAAATCCAAACGTCGCTTGTCCAACGACGCCACCTAATTTCAGATACTCAAAACGATCTTCAAAGGAATTAATTCGAATCATTTCAGAATAAAGTTTAACCCTCATCATAAACCGTTTCGTCGCCTTGATAAACACGCATTACTCTAATTGCTTCACTGAACAATTCTTCACTCTTCTTCTGCGACCCAATTTGTTCAACCTTAGCGTCTAACAATGCGTTCTCTCTCATTAGTCGTTCTTGCTCAAGATGTTCTCTACTAGAGCCAAGTTTCAAATAATGAGTAATAACTTGAGAAGATGCTGTTCCATCAGCTAACTGTCTTTCAGCAAGATCAATAGCAAGAGACACGAGTTGAGATTCTCTACCCTCAGGAGTTGCCGCAGGACGCCGAGTTTTAGTTTCTCTTGTGGGCTGAGTGCGCATGTGCCTCCTTTAAAACTAAGAATCTACAATCCAAGTGGGCAAATCTGGGATTGGAACTTTTTGACCAACAAGACTATGAGTACAATCACCAAGAAAATCAAACAAACCAGCATTGAGAAACGAATGACAAATAAACTCTACTTCATCAAGTTTCTTATACTTCGTAAGAATTGATGGTGAGATTGTTGGGAGTTCAAGATTACCATCCCAAGTCCAGGCCGGTTTGGTTAACTCAGTATTAACGGGGAGCATATGTAAACTGGTACCAAGTCCATCTAACTCACACCCAGGACAAATAAATGCTAACGCTTGATAACGAACTCCATGATCATTTATATTTCTAATCATAGATTTCATAACATCTTGAATGGCGTTTGCTCATCCCCCCAACACACACAAATACGATCGAAGGTAAGATCTCGTGGAGTATCTGAAGAAGCGGAACCAACCGGACCAACCGTACAATGTGGACTAAATGAAAATTCACTAGCATTCCAATCCTCAAATACGGAACGCATAGCTAATAGTTGTGGTATTGGTTCTAGAGTTAGAACTTCTACATCCCCTTCATCGCCGAAATGTTCTACACCGGTAACTGGAATAGTCATTGGGGAACAAGTCATCGCCATGTCCAATGCCAGCTTTGTTAATTCATTTCTTTGCCCAATAGAAAGAGAATCAACGGTTCCACAATATACAAGAGTCATATGAGGAAGAGGTGTCTTACACCA